ATTTTATACCAATCACCTTTCCAATAAACCTTATCTGAAGTACCTGGTGCATTGCCAACTCTCGTTGTATATACCGGATCGGTTGTTGCAAACTTCATTGCTGATTTAACTCTGTCACCTTCAGGCATTTGTGCAAGTTCTCTTTCATTCATAACAGTAACGATAGCTGACATCGTAATTGTTTCTGGGGTATTTTCTACCCAAACACCATCTATATCAAAAGAACCAGAACTACGTTCAACAGTAATTGTCTGACTATTTAATCTTGATGATGTTATGACTCTTGAAAGATTATGCATTTCTTAACTTTCTTCAACAGAGAACGTAATACTGTTTCTGAGTTGCGCCGTATCAACAAGTGCGTGGAATGAACCCATTATTGTTTCTCTCTTTTGCTTCCTAAGAGCTTTTCTTTGTTTTGCATCAAGCTTCTTTTCATCTGCACTTAATTTATACCAAGCATAAGCTCGCTTTCTTGATCTTGCCAATAATGTTCCTCTTGTTAAAGGAACAAAACCTTCACCATTATTGATTACATTCTTAATACTAGATGAAGCAATTAATCCGGCACGATATAATCTTTGATCAACTTCTTCATCGTCACCATTTGTTGCCGCAATAGCTGCCGCTTTTAATTCTTGATTAATCCTGTTTTGAACCTTTGCAATTCCAGGCTTCATAAATGGTCTTGCAGGAATGCCAGCAACCGGACTGCCTTGGTCATGCACATATGCTAAATAAGCGTTTGACGGTTGCTTTTTAATGGCTTTTTCTTTTCTGTTTTGCCATTCTTCCGGAGAAAATAAACGATCTGGAGAATCTTCTGGGACACCAACCAACACTGACTTCTTCACTAAAGCTTGCATTTCTTTAATAAGCTCTTGCACATTGTCTTTAGTAATTTTAACAGAAGCAGTAATCACAGTTGACGGCCTCCGATTCCTACAATTCTTGTCAGTCTAATGAACATTGACCCGTAAGTTGTTCTATTATATAGACCTGCGTCTTGCTCTACAACAGAACTAGTATCCATGCTTACAGAAACGCCTCCTGCTGACTCGCTTGTTATAACCCCTGTATTTTCTCCAGGCACAAGAGAAGAAGCGTTCTGAGCGGCCAATACAGCGTAATGCGCGGTAAGTAGCATTAAACCTTGATCTCTTAATGTTCCCCATTTCCTAACATTTAATTGCTTATCTCCAATACTTGACCAAAAAGTCAACATAGCGTCAGGATACTTTGTGGTATCTGCAAATTCAGGAAAGTTTTGACGAAAAGCAATAATGTCAATTGCAGCCGTTGCTGTTGATGCACTTCGTACTGGTAAAATACCATCTAATTCATATTGAGAACCTAAACTCCCAATAATTTGACAAGAAATAAGATAATTATGATCTGCTTCGCCATTTCTTACCCACCCATATACTAATGCAGCATTGTAAACTTGTTTGGTTGCATCTAAAACAGTTGCTGAAGCATCTTCAAGCGTTGATTGATCAATAGCTGTTAAAGTTGCGCCAGCTATAATTTCAGCTCCTAGCTCTACCAAAAAATTAAAACTGATAGCATAACCATCATAAGGGTATTTTGCTGTAAAAGTTGTTGTCAAATTAAATTCCTCTTATTTTAGTTTGTGCTATTATTTGTGTTGATTTTGGCTGTATATTAACGCTTAAAGTTTTTACCATACTTATTGCAACTCTTTCTTTCACTGGCATTACAACTAAAGATAAATGGCTTTGTCCCAAATTTATATTGCCTGAATAGACTGTCGGTGTGGGGTAAAAAACAAATGGAAATATCATTGGGAACAAAGCCATTATGTTTCACCTTACTGAATTAGATCGCATTCTTCATAAGCAATCGAGAAAGCAACCAGCGGTGAAGTTCCCGCCCCTCCTATTGCCTGAATCGCATAAAGACCGCCCGGAGGTACTACAATTGCATCATCTATAAAAGCCTCGCATACAGTTGAGGGGAAAACAGTAGTCGCCAACATGGGAGACATCGTAAGTATGCCCCTAAATGGAGTTAAGTTAGCGATGATCGTGCTGCCGGTGAACATTCTTCCTACGCCACGAGGTGCGCCGATCAAAGTACACACTGGAACTATTTCAGTACCAGTTGTCGGAACCGTGGTCTGTCCAGAAACGGGCTGAGTTTCTGGATAAAATGTACCAGTGACAGGAGTTGAAGGCATTGATGCGATACTTACCGGCTGAGTTACAGGAAAATTACTTATAGTAACAGCATCCGTATCTGCTTTTGATACATTCCCGCTTATTGTTTCTGTGGCTTCTTGGATTGCTTGGGCGGCTATCAATAAAGCATCTGCAACACTCTTTAAACTTGCAAGAGTTGCTTCAGTAGATAAATTTTCAAAAGCATTTCGCAATGCCATTATAATCCGTCCTCTATCCAAATAGTCATGTCAGACCCGCCAGTTCCAAGTCCTGTTTCTACCCATAGTCCAATACCGCCAACAAAATCAGGAGCATCATCCTGCACAAATATTTGCTGAGATAGTGTTGCAAGTTTTGCTTTTTCTAAATCGGTATAGTCATTAGCCGATAAAGATTTGCCTGTAACCTTATCTACTTTATTTGCAATAACTAACCCAGCATTGACGCCATCAATTTGATGCAGACCAATGCCTTCAAATTCAGCTTGAGTTAATTCTTGCCCAACAGATTGATGTTTTAATTCTCCGGCCATTTACTTCCTTCTTATCTTCCGCTTAAGAATACTTTTTTCTGGTTCTTCTGTTTTTTCTTCTTCAGTATTTTCTATTTCTTCAGTAGGTTCTTTTACAATCTCGTTGCTTTCAATAATAACTTCAACTTCTTTTACATTACCATGGTTATAAATTGCAGGTTTTTGATCTTCAATGCTAATATCTCCGGAAGCTAGCAAGGCAGGGATATACCAACCTTGTAATAGCTCTTCCGGGATATTTTCATTCTTGCCAACTTTAAGCTGGGGAGCACTTGTCCCCAAACCTAAAGTCAGATTTCTTTTTGAATAAACAGTTTTCATTGCCATAACATTCTCCTTTTAAAAATGCTAGCCTATTGCCGCTTGTGCCTGTTCTCTTAATAATTTGTTTCTAGCTCTAGACTCTTTAATCTTCCTTGCATGTTCAGGTGCTTTTGGCTTCCCTTTAGATGCTAAACTTTTTCTGATAAGCGTTTCTTCTGAATCTTTACGACCTTTACCTAACCTATTCCTTTCAGAAAGTTCAGGCCTTTTTCTTCCTTGCATAGGGTTCACATAACCTTCTTTTGAAGAAACAATTTTCATTCTTTCAGAAAACTTTTCAGCATCAATTCTTTTTCTTCCTCTGTTTGAATCTCCTATTTTATTTCTATGTTCCTCTTTAAGAGGAATGCCTTTATGTGACAAACTCATTCTTTCTTTAACCTCAGGAAGAGACATAGAAACTTTTAAAGTTTCACTAATTTGTTGCTTTGATTCTTCTGAATGAATATGACCAGCAAATGTACAGTTAGCATAAGGCCTGCCCGCATCCTTCATAGCTTTTGAAAGTCTATCTCTAATAACTTGAGAAGGGTTGCAAAGTCCATCACCGCCATCGGTTAAATTATATCCGTTGGGATGTTTAGTGTTTAGCTTAGAAATAAAATATTTTTCCCAATAATTTAATTGGTCAGCACTATAAGCAATTTGTTGAATTTCAAAACCTTCAAGGCCATTCTTTCTTAATGCTTTGCCAATATAAGAATCATTTTTAAGATGGCTGCAAAGTCGGCTTTTGAAAGACTTTCTTGCTAAGCCGACATATCGCTTACCATTGTTCTTATTTGTTAAAATATAAATTACTGGAAAATCCATTATTAAATCCTTGCTAAGTACTTGATATTGTTAGCTCAAATTCCATCCGCATAGCCCAGCGTTTCCCCGTAGACTGTCTCGACCACCCCGAGCTTGCCGAAATACGTCACGATGTTAAATAGGCTCCGGTATTCCATCGGTGTTCTCTGAAGCGGTACCATCGGAAAACGAACACGAATCTTATCCTGAGTATAAACAACCATTCTATCGGTAGCGGCAGAGGGCGAACCAGCAGCGGTACCACGAGAGGTCAACCACTTCAAAGGCTGAATATCAAGCTTGCGCCCGTTCAGGCCGTTGCAAATACAATTGTCTTCAAGGAACTTCAGAATGGAAATATTACCGGCAGACGAAACTTTCTGGCTGATAATATAAGCGTACTGAGCCGGAGGCAAAAGCAACTTGCCGGGACAAATCTGGAAGCCAGCAGCCTGCCAAGTAGAAACAATAAGGCTATTGACATCATTCAGAATCTCATCAGCAGTCTTATGTATCCACTGAGTATAAGTTCCAGCAGCATTATATCCTACAAAGCCAGTCGTGACAGCACCAGTGTTGTTAATAAGCCCGTATTTGCCAAGATAGGAGTCGCCGATATATACCATTTCATCAATGTCCATCTGCCATTTCAACTGCATACCGGCGTATTTCTGTTCGTCAATCGGACGTCCTGCCTGCTGTGCAGAAAGCAATTCAGGGATGGAATAACCAACTTCCATAGCCCAGAGGTACAAGGGGCTTGCAGTCTTACCGATATCTACACCAACTCCGGCAATTGCATTACTATCTTTGCCGATGAAATTTTTACCGCTGGAATTAGCAAGAGAGCCGGCAGCAGCAAAGGTACTGTTAGTAAAGCTGGATGTTTCATCTGCCATGCTAACATCTTCGCGCAAATCAATATCTCGTCCCCAGGTCACAGCAACCAAAGGCATGTGAAGAGTTTGGTCGAGTCTTTCCAGCTCGCCGAAAAAAAAGGCACCAGTACTATCCAAGGTCGCCTTATCAAAAGTATGCATATTTATTTCCTCCAATTCATTTGATGTTATACGTTAAAAGAGATTTCTACATTGCCGTTAGAATCTTCAGCACCCATAAAATGACAACCTGTAATTGCAATAGAAGTTGTCGGCGACCCGTCGTTTTCAGCAGTAACATGTCCCTGATTACCAGCAGGCGAACCAGCCTGAGAACGATAATAAACTGCACCACCAGCAGCAGGAGTACCATCATAATTCTTAACAGTCATGTAACCGGACACCAAGATATCTGCAACTTTAGTTACATCAGGTGTTGCGGTACCAACTGCTTCGCTGGAACTCATCATGCTCGGATACGGACGAACCAAAAATCCATAAGGCTGTCCAGTGTCTCCAGTTGCCATCGGACGAATCTTGCCTGAAGACATCTTCACCGGAATGCCAAAAAACAAGCAAGGATAATCCGCATCAAACAACTGCGGTTCAATTTTAGCCATCTCTTTTCTGCTAACATCTCCCGGAATCCCAGCAGGCATTCTGTAAATAAAAGCATTACTCATAATTCTTTCCTCCAATTTTATTTATGTTAGTCCCGTTTAATTCCGGGGTTAAGCTTTCTTGTAAAAATCTTTATTAGCCTTCTGAATCTCTCTTACCTTTGCAGAAGCACCACCATCAGTAGTTGCAAAAGCTTTCGGTTGCTTCCCACCAACTAAACTTGAATTGCGTTTAACAGTGACAATCTGTGAAGAAGCTTTGAAAATAGCGTCTAGTGTGTCAGTAGTCATTTTCTTTAAATCTTTGCCCACCAGAATCGGAGCAAGAACGTCCCGTAAATTACTATTGAGAGCTTTCTCAAGGACGTCTGCTTTGATAGCGTCAGTGGTCTTTCTATGGTCTTTTGTAGGCTTATTCAAGGAAATGCCAGGAACAAGGATGTCAGAATGGGAAACAATGTCGTTCCAAGAATCCTCAGTTTCTTTCTTTTCTTTTTCCTCTTCTTTTTTAGCTTCTTCCTCTTCGTCTTTGGTTTTCTTGTCTTCGGCTTCTTTCTTTTCCTCGGCTTCTTCTTTCTTCTCTTCTTTTGTTTCAGGTTCTTCGTCTTCGGTAGCTTCTTCAGATAGAAGTTCTTTCAGAAGAGATTTGATTTCAGCCACGTCTTTTTCCAAAGCTTCAAGACGATCATCACCATCTTTGGTTTTCTTGTCCTCAGCTTCTTTCTTTTCCTTCTCTTCTTTTTCTTTCTGCTCGGCCTCGGCAGCTTCATCACAAGCTTTCTTGTCTTTAGCTTCTTTCTCTTCTCTGGCTTTCTTTTCCTCTTCCGTTTCTTCCATATCAGCATCACGGATGGGGAAGGAATCCAACCATTTCTTGACTTTTTCTTTTAATGTCATTTCTTCCTCCTGCTTATTTTTATCTTTATTTTTGCAGTTGCCGGTACATTCCCCACAACCGTCACACGCTTTATCTTGAATGGCACATTTACCTCCTGCACGCCCGCGATCTACGATGGCCACATGGTTCCCAATTATTTCTGTTTGCTTTCCAATACCAGGTTCCAGCTGGCAATATTGAGCATCGTAGCCACACGAGATTTCTCTTTGTCCTGCATTGATAAGCTC